ACATTATCAGCATTGTAAGGTTTGCCTTGAAGGAAAACTTTTTTTACAATTTCTGTAAACTCACCAGCTTCGGCACTCATACCAAATGCAGCAGTCAGAAGACGTGGGGTATCTGCATCTTGAGTTTCCAGTTCAGTCAAACGAGCAAGCAATTGTGCAAAGTCACTACTTGCCGGACTTGTAGTCTGTCGAACAAACTCAATATACTTATTAGGTTCAATAGTTGCCATTAAAATTTAAATCCCTCAAATGATTTTTTAGGTTTTCTATCTTCATCATTATACTCATCATCTTGCTTGTTGTCAAGGATATCTTTTTGAGCAGACTGTTCAACGTCATAAAGACGCATCTTAGCACGGTCAATCCCAACCACAAAACGTTTGTGAATAGTTGGATCATTATAACGGTTCTTCAATTGTTTCACCAAAATTTGGCCCAACTCTTCAAGTTCTTCAGTAGAAATAAGGGCAAACATAAGATCAGCAGTAGCAGGGAGACCAAAGGACTCACTAGTATCAGTAAGTTCAACATCAGAACTTCCATAACCACTACGAGTAGTCTGGGTAGCGGAAACGATGGGGACATTAAATTCGACTGCAAGACCTCTAAGTTCTTCAGCAATCGACTTAACGAGCGTATAAGAATTGATATTACTACCTCCCTTAAACCTAGAGGAAGAGCAAATGTTAAGATAATCGATAAAAATAATATCAGGTCTAAATGACTTCTTAAGAGCCAATTCGTTGAGTAAAGATTTGAAATGTCCACTATGAGCAGATGCAGTAGGGTATTCTTTAATAATTAAAGTACCTTGAGTTTTCTTAGCAAGATTATTTACCTTGGTTTCAAAAGTAGACTTTGGAAGTTCACCAATATCTTGAATAGCAACGTTCAACAAGTTTGCGTCAATTCTTTCAGCAATTCGCTCCTCCGCCATCTCAAGAGTGATATAGAGTACGTTCCTGCCCTGTAGCAAGACGGAACTAGCCACATGACACATGAACAGCGATTTCCCAACACCTGTTCCAGCGAGAGCAATATTGAGAGTCTTATTAGGTAGACCACCCTTAGTGATCTTGTTAAAGTATTCCAGATCAAATTCAATCTTCTCCTCTTTTCTATGATAAGATTCGTATCGTTTTTCATAGTCTAAAAGGTAATCGTGACCAACATGATTATCAAAACTTACAGCAAGAGCCTCAGAAAGGATGGAAGGTATACTGTCCCGATTTTTCTTTTCATCTTTGCCATCAGCAATATGAATTGAATCCATTAGTGCAATATAAATTGCACGATCACGACACCACTTTTCAGTAGTATCTATAACCCAATTTAATTCAGAAGGAATGTCATCAAGACAATCGATCAAATGAACAATTTCTTTAAAGGATGTGTCGTTGATATCCTTACGTTTTTCCACCTCAATGCTTAGAACTTCTTTAGTTGCTAATTTATTATACTGCTCAACAAAGCTTAGAATTTCTTCAAATACAATCTTTTGATTTATATCTTCAAAATATTCTGCCTTGATAAATGGAATTACTTTTCGTGTATACTCTTCATTATGTAAAAGATTTCTGAGAATTAGAAATTCAATTTTGTCCATTGTTTATTTTATGATGCGGATTGTCGGGAGAATGTGGGACATCAAATACAAAAGTAATTCTAGCACAGTCACCCAAATTTACTGTGCCATGTGGTAATTTGTTATTGAACCAAAAAAGAGTTCCTGGTTCAATAACAAGGTCTTCACCACCAACAAAATAATGATATCTACCTTGGATTGAAAGATGATATCTATCTCTTGTCAGATAATAAGATCCTTCATCAATATGAGCATTTACAGTTTGACCAACTGGTAAAGAAAGAAATCCACAGCGATGAATTTTTTTAAATCTTTTACTCAAATAACTAATGATCTCCGTATGATGCTTGTGTGCTGAAGTTTCAATGCAAATCTCAGTATCTTCAGCTCTAATGTTGGCATCTTTTGTAGCGCCCATAATTAACTGAAGAACACCTACAGTTGTTTCATATCTTTCAGGATCTTTAAGTTGAACACTTTTTACTCTTTTCTGACTACCCCAATCACCTGGATGTTGATTAAGTTGATCTAAAATTTTTGAAATATCTATTTGAGTTTCAATTACTTTAATATTATCCATAACTAAATTCTTTTCGTGCCGTTTCATCAAGTGCTTGCATTACTTCTGGAGTGAAGTATTCTTCGGGATTTGCTAAAATTTGTTTAGCATAGATTTTTTTACCTGCAATTTCATAACGTCCAGCAACATTCTTCCAGAGTCCCCCAGTTTCGCCAAGTTCAAGAAGACCATAGTACTTATCCAAGCCACGCTCATCATAATACAGACGTACTTCAACATCTTGATTCTCCTTACTTAAACGTGATTTTTGAGTTTTGCATTTGATAATATTACCAATTACATCTGTCCCATCCTTCTCTTTCTTTTTAGAAAGATAGATGATAGAAGATGCTGCATACTTAAGACCACTACCACCACCCATTTCTTTCATTGGAACATAAGAACCAATAACATCATAGGTGTGGTTGGTAACAATCATTGGAATATTTGCCTGACCCAATTTCAAAGTAAGCATACGGAATGCACCCTTGATGAGTTGGGATTTGGTCATGTCCCTAACTTCCTTATCATTCAGAGCATCATTGATTTCCTTACTGGTTGAAAGCATACCAAGAGAATCAAGAACAAACATACAAGGATTGCGATCCCCTTCTGGTTTCTTCATATACAGATCAACTGCCTTCAGTGCCTTACCACGAAACTCTTCAACGGTGACAACATTGACGACAACCACTCTAGTTGTGTCAATGCCTCTACTCTCCAGTAAGGATCTGGTGATTGCAGCTTCAGTATCAAAATACAAGCAGTATCCAGTAGGATTATTATCAAGAAAATTCTTGACCACAGCCAAACTAAAGAAAGTTTTTCCCGTAGAACTCTCCCCTGCGATTGCAGTGATTTTGTTACCAGATACGCCACCAAAGATACTCCCAGATACAAGAGCATTAAATATGTACGAACCCGTGTCCACATAAGTTTCAGTTTCATCAATGTCTGATGCGAGTTGTGTGTATTCACCACCAATTTCTTTTACAATATCTTTTAAAAAGTCCATCAGGAAAAAAATAAATCAAGGTTAACAGTTTTTTCTACGTTCCACCCAATAGCATCAAGAATAATCTTGAGTGGTTCTAGAAATGCTTTCTCAAATTGTAAGTCATAATCTATGTATTTGTCAAGATTAAGTTCCTTGGGAAACTCTTGGATGAAAGAAATAATATTTTCATGAATAGTATTTGGTTTCTTCAAATAGATAAATTTAACTTTCTCACCATTTTGAATAAGAGAATACTTATTGGTAAGATTTTTTTGTTTTATATAATGATTAAAGAGTAATGCACCACGGACATGAATTGGACTTCCCTTTGCATAGATTGTTGCTGATGATTTATACTTGTTTACATCAGATGCTGAACGAGGGAATGAAATTTGTTCGGGAGGAAGTTTTCTAAATTCTTCACGACTTTTATCAATGAAATTGATTACATCTTCTTCAGTGCCGTTCATCATTAGTTTCAATGCATCCTTAATCATTGTGCGACAAGGAGCTGGAGTAGAAGATTTAACTGCTTCAATACCCATAATCTTAAGTTTGGGTTCGGAGTAAGCAACTCCTTCACTATTCCAAACATTGAGAATGTATCTCTTCTTAGCAGTCCAGATGCCACGGTCAGCAATATTCTCCCGTTTCATCTGCATCTTCTGGGCATATGCATTCACATAGTCTGCCAGTTCTTGGTAGCAACCTTCAATATACTTTTCAAGTTCCACCTGAGCGACCTTATCAAGGAACGAGACAATGCTTTCAGTAGTTTTTTCTCTTCCATTGTATACAGTTTCGACCAGAGGGCCCATATTAAGATAAATGGAATCGGTATCAGAAGCAATGACATAATCAATATCCTCAGTTTTAAGAAGTTTATTTAAATATGAATTCATCTTATTCTCAATCCATCGAATCGCAACTTGACCTGATAGAGTGATGGCTTCAGCATTTGCTAGTTTATAGTAACGGAAATACTGGTTACCGATAGCGCCATAAGCAGAGTTAAGAGAAATCTTCTTTGCCATTTGGATGTTGTTACACCGAGCAATTTCTTTTTCCAGATCCTTTGTCTTTGCCTTTTCATACTTCTTCTTTGCCTCAATCATTTTCTTCTTGAAGATGACACGTTCGTTATACATCTTCTCCATCAATTCTGGAAGCATTCCACGAACATCTTTGCGGAACATAGCTCCATTTGCACAGACTGCATAATCCTTATAAGATTTAAAATCAATTTCTTGATTGAGAATTTTATCTACAGATACAGTAGGATGCCTTTCATCCAAAAGGGTTTCTGGAGAAATATTATACATCATAATCAAGTGAGGATACAGGGAGTTAAGGTCAAAATTAACTACCCAATCGTATACACCTGGTTTTGGTTCTTTTACATAAGCACCAGCATACTTCTCATCTTTAGCAGAACGTTCCTTTGGTGGGATCACAATATCACGTTTCTTCAGATAATTGTAAATGATATTGTCCCACATGCGAACTTGATAGAATACATCCGCAAAGTTAACTTTCGCATCATATGCCATTGTCAATGCAAGTTCAATGAGTTTCATCTTGTCTTCCAAACGGTCAACAAGTTCCACGTCAACAATGTTATACTCTACAAACTTCTGCCAATTTTGAGTATAAAAATCTTTAAAAGTTTCAAACTCCGAGTGATCCAGTTTTTTCTGACCAAGTTCAACCTCTGCAATGTGGTCAAGCCTGTAAGATTCTTGTGCTTTATAAGTGAACTTCTTATAAAGGTCAAGATAATCAAGCTGAGTAATCCCGCCGACATCATAACAAATTTGTTTTCTACCGTTTACAAAAATTTCATTTTCAGTAACAAGACCCCAAGGAGAAAAGCGTTTCATTGCTTTCTCACCAACTACTCGATTTAAGCGACGACAAATATAAGGAACGTCATAAAATTGAATATTCCATCCAGTAATTACTTCTGGAATATTTGCATCCCAGTAATTGATGAAACTTTGTAGTAATCCATATTCAGATGAGCATTCAATATACTTGACATTGGATTGTTTATTAACAAATGGTTTAACACCCCAAGTTATAATATTCTTTGTAGTATAATCTTGGATTGAAATTGTCAGAATTTCTTCTGATGCAGATGTTGTATCAGGAAATCCATTTTCAGACGCAACCTCAATATCAATCGTAACTAGTTTAATTTTGGAAATATCAAACTTAATTTCATCCTCAGGATATTTTTCAGAAATATATTGAGACACATACCTGTCATTACCGTAGATTTTAAAATTATCTACGCCATCATATTTTTTATAAAACTCTCGACAATCACGTACAAACCCAGGTTGAATGGGCTCAACAAATTCACCATCAAGAGTTTTATATTTTGATTCTTTTTTAGAAGGAACAAAAAGAGTAGGAGTATACTCTTCTTTGAACATTACATGTTTACCATTATCATAACCACGGACTAGGAACTGGTTCCCAATCAATTGCACATTGGTATAAAATCTCATTTAATCAGTTTCTGGTATTTTTCAAGAAGAGTTGGTTTAGGTTCGGTAATCGTTAAGATTTTATCAGATTGAATCATAAAGGTGTTCTGAGAACTAAATTCAACCAACCAAGGTGATAGAGTTTCTAAAGATTGATTGAGAATAAATGGTTCAATTAATTTGCAATCAGGCTCTCCAATATCTGCTCCTACTTCTTCAATTTGCGATACCAGAATCTGATTGTTCATCAGCAGTAATAGTTTGATCATTTTTTTTCTCCTTTAATACATCTAAGACTTTAACAGTATACATTTCTACCAATTGTTCTACAGGATCTGCAAAACCAACAGGATAGTCAATTGGAACAACAATACTTTCATTTGTTGAAAGAGGCACCCAGGGATATAAACTAATATCAAAAGATGTTGGTTCGCCAGAAATAATTAAATCTTCAGAACTAAGTCTTTTCATATGAATAGTACATGGCCTAGTCAACGAATAAGCAACGGACTTATCATATTCATCCAATACTTCATGAACATCCGAAATAATTTGCTCACCCGATCTCAATAGGACAATTTTAATTGACATAATACTCCCTTACCTCATAGCATTCTAGCAAAAAAAAGGAGGGGCGTCAACTGGTTTGTGCCAGTTGCCCCTCTGCGGCGACAATATTCTTAACTATTTAGTCGCCCCTAGCATCAAACGATTTCATATACTTTCTTTTTTTGATGGTCTGGAATAATCCTATTTAGTTTAATTGTCAGTAATCCATCAACAAAAGCAACGTCACCAACAACTACATCATCGGAAAGTGTCCAAGTGCGAGTAAAGGCTCTTTTGGCAAGTCCATGATGTACATATTCATATTCTGCATCATTAATTTTTTTTGCTTCAATAGTGAGTTTATTGTATTCGGTTGTAACTTCAATATTTTCTTTTTTATATCCAGCAAGAGCAAGTTCTAAACGAAACTCAGTTTCGTTATCTTTGACTAGATTGTATGGCGGATAATTTGTGGGCGTCTCAAACGCACTATCAAATTTCCTAAACCATTCATCCAATCCGATGCTGTTTCTATGAATTGTGGCCAAATACTTTTCTGTTTCTGGTACAGATAAAGTAATAGAGCTAGTTCCAAACATGATAGACCTCCTTGAGCGTCTTAGTAGTGATGGACCCTTTCGGCATCCACTACTAATTATAAGAGATCATAAAAAAAACGGGATGTTGTTTCCCGTCCATTTTTATTCGGTTTCCTGCGTCTTACCTTTTTTACCAATATTATACTTCTGTTCCAAAACCCAATCACCCTTGTCTTTGTATGCAAGAACTTTAATTTGATTTAATGGTGCAATATCAGATACAAAGTCTTCTTTTACAATAGCAATAAGGCCCCAATCAGCAAGTAAACGAACGATGCGATTGCGGCGCTGAACATCATTCACAGTAAGATTGGCATGTTTACCATCAAGAGCAAACAATTCTTTGAAGTGAACAATATAATATCTTCCTTGTTTATGAAGAATATGGCAACTCTGATAGAGTTTCTTCTCCTTTCTGGATGCCACTCCGATACGAGTTAAGGTCTCACGAACTTTCAGAAAGTCATCCGGTTCGTTCAAAAGAACTTCCACCATCATATCAGGGGCCCAGTTCACTTGTGGTTCAATTGTTTGGGTAGTCATTTTTTTCCGCCAGTTTCAAGTCGTTGTTTAATGTAGTCAATTTGTTCTTTTGATAAAATTTTCAGAGCTTGTGATGCCTTTTCATTACTATAATTATAGTATGATTTAATACATTCTAAGTCTTTTACCTTATCCTTTCGGAGCCAAGGAGAAAATCTCTTACGTTTCCTCAGAGTATTTATATAAAAGGAATATTGCATGTCCTTATCTAAGGAGTGATGCATATTCATTTCATTAACACAACGATTGATAATATATGGGGAGTATTCTTTTTTTGCTGACGGATCTTCCATCAAATCTTCTTTGGTAAAATTAATTGAATTCAACCAATCTTTAAGTTCGTAAGTCATCGTATAATTTGAATTTCATCATCATCAGTCCAAAGTTCTACTTTGGTTCGAAAGCGACCTTCTTCCTTCAGTTTCTCATAACGCTTGGTTGCTTTCCTTTTCCACCAAGAAATCATATTCTCTTGGTAGAACTTATCCCAGTTCTGGCCAGGGCGAAGTTTATCTTGTTCACCAAGAATTACTTCACGCACATTTTCGTAACCATAATCTGAGATATAAAATCTTTTCTTCTGAGTCAATGCAAAAGCAGAATTGATTACCAAATTAAAAGTTGCGAGTTTCTCTTGATCTTGCAAAGAGTTGCGAATAATGGAAATCATCTTTGTCTGGCGCTTCATCTTTTTAGATGATGCTTTATTATCCGTCAGAGGTGTATTGTCATTCAAATAGGTGAATCTGTCATGCAACCTATGAAATGCATCGTCATGAAGAAGTGGGAGAAACTTACTTTCGGTCAAACCCTTGTAACGCATGAAGGGTTTCAGGCCATCGTACTGTGAGGCATCCGTAGTGGACCCGTAGAGCGATGTGGTCTCAAACAGGGCAATATCCTTCTCAAAGACCTCGTTGAGGGTCTCACGGGCATGGTGGGAGCAGCACAGGAGTGCTAGGAGTTTGCCACCAAGGTAATTATACCCAAATGGTTGGGATGGGACAATCACAAATCCCATTGCAGCATGACGATTAAAAAGTGTCAAATCAGGTTGTTTACCTAACCAAAGATTACGTGGTTTGGAATTAATTACTGGGGAACCAAAACGAATAAAACCAACAACGGTATTAGTATTCTCCTCATACACAACCC